AGAACATAGCACCTAAACCTCTAAGGGGGTAAGAATCATGGCGGCTGGCAACAGCAACTTTGACGAGATTCTTTCCACCACCCTGAAGAACTACATCCCGAAACTGACAGATAACATCTTCAGCGCACGGCCGTTGTTCTACGCCCTGACGAATGGGCAGACCATTCGTCGGATCAGTGGTGGGGCGAAGATCGTCGTCCCCGTTATTTACGGGACCAACTCAACTGCTGGGTCATACGACGGCACCGACACTATTTCCACGACAGCGCAGACCGGTATTTCGGCTGCGGAGTATTCGTGGAAGCAGTATGCGGCGACCGTGACGATCAGCGGTATCGAAGAAGCCAAGAACAACGGTGAAGCCCAGATCATCGACCTGCTGGAAGGCAAAATCTTCCAGACGCAGGAGACGGTCATTGAGAACATGAACACCATGTTCTTTGGGAACGGCACCGGCAACAGCAGCAAGGACTGGCTGGGCCTTTCGGCTCTGGTCGGCTCCACGGGTTCCCCCGGTGGCATTGACGCCACCGATGCGGACAACTCGTGGTGGAGGTCTGCGGTAACGAACCAAGGTTCAGCCGCTATCACTCTTGCTTCGATGGCTACCCTGTACAACAACTGTTCGGTTGGCAACGACCAGCCGACGATTGGCATTACAGGCCAGAACCAGTACGAGGCTTACGAGGCTCTGCTGGTCGACCAGATCCGTTACACGGATACCGACATGGCTGACGGTGGCTTCCAGAACCTTTTGTTCAAGGGCTGCCCGCTCACCTTTGACGGCACTCTGGAAGGTGAGGGGAAACTTTACTTCCTCAACACCAAGTATCTCCAGTTGGTGGCACATTCTGACGTCTGGTTCAAGCCGACGCCGTTCGTGCGGCCCACCAATCAGGATGCGGTTTACTCGCAGTTGCTTTGCTACGGCGAGTTGACCACCTCTAACCGTGCCCGTCAGGGCTACATGTACGGGATTACGCCTGCGTAAGACCGTCTACTTGACTTCTTAGGAGCAGCATGGGACGAGGTTTCGCATACGCGCACAAGGCAGGGCAGCGCCCTTACGGGCAGCCCGCCGATGGTTTCCGCGACGTGTCTCCACGGCCACAAACCGTGGGTCCGTCAAGGAACATTCAACGTGTACATCGTATCAACCCCGCTCCCGACGTTCCTGAGGTCAGCAAGTGCAGCGCGCTGACTCGTAGCGGGGCACCCTGTAAGGGGCGCCCCGTTACGGGCAGCGACCTGTGCGTCTTCCATAGGGAGTAACGGTGGACCTTTCGACCATGCGGTCGTACGTCCGCTCTGTGGTGGACATTGACTCGTCCGACATTTCGGACGACACAATGAACCGTTTCTTGGGGGAGGGGTATGACGTGATCGTCTACTCTGAGAAGCGTTGGCCGTTCTTTGAGGTTGAGGCGACGTTTCCCACGGTCGCCACCCAGAAGGACTACACGCTTGCCGTGGTGGGCGGTTCGGTCACGAACGGTTTACGAGACATCGCTTCGCTCCGCACCGACGACCACGTAATCACTTATGTGGGGCGTGACACTGGGGATGTGGTGTACCCGTTGGATGTGTCTGGGACGGGTGAGCCGTGGTGGTGGTCGTATTGGGCGGAGAAGGTGCGCCTCTATCCGACGCCCAGCGCCGTGCATACGGTGACGTTGCGCGGCTATGCCGAACCGGCGGCGTTCGGTGCCGGTTCGTCTGATGCTACGGAGCCGTCGGATTTGCCGACGCCGTTCCACATTGTTGTAGCCACCTACGGGATTGCTCGTGCCTACGAGCAGCAGGAGGATCCGGTGATGGCGGCACAGTATTTTACGGTGTTCAATCAGGAGTTGGACAACTTGCGGGCACGTTACGAGGACACTCCGTCTCCGCAGCCGATCATTGTCGGTTCTCGTCGGGCATCCCGGTGGCTGTCGCAGTCGTACCTTCCGGGCCGTATGCGCTATTCGTGGGAGTAGGGCATGGCTGCCCTGACTCCGCCGAAAACGACCCGTCGTGCCCAGTTCAAGTTGGAGATGCTGGAGTCGTTTACTGGCGGCTTGAATCTCCGCACCGACCAGTTCAATCTGGCAGATGATGAGTCGCCGGATTTGTTGAACGTGGTGGTGGATCCCCGGGGGGGTATCCGGCAACGTGACGGCGTGGATCGCCGCAACACGACGGCGTTGAGCGCCGACGTGAAGGGCATCTGGTCGTTCTTTACCGACGGCGGCACCGATCAGGTCATGGTCAACTATGGCACCAAGGTGGCGTATTCGACGGGGGTGAACTTCACGGATTTGACGGGTATCACGGCCCGCACCGACGGTTCCCGCGTGTACGGGATGACGATGAACAACATCTCTTACGGGGTGTCGTACGACAAGCCCTCGTTTCGGTGGAATGGGAGTGCAGCCGCTGATCTGGGGGTCACGTTCGGGTCGGGCGGCAACATGCCCCAAGCCCAGTACGTTGCGTTTTGGAACAACTTCGCTTGGGTTGCCAGCACTGACGAGTCGGCTACCGGCTACAAGTACCGGGTGCGTTGGTCTAACGCCAACGATCCGGAAACGTGGGCGGCGAACGACTATGTGGACATCGACAAGGGTGAACACGTCGATTACATCACCGGGCTGTGCCCGATGGGTGACCGCCTGCTGGTGTTCAAGACGAACAGCACGTACGCGATCTTCGGTTTCGACTCTGATTCGTTTCAGGTCGTAACGGTCAGCAGCACCGTCGGTTCGACACCGCTGTCCTCTCCGGTCGCCACCCCTTACGGGGTGTTCTTCTGGTATGCCAATCAGGGCGTCTACTTGTACAACGGTACGGACATGCTGTGGCTGTTTGCGAAGATTTTCCCAGCGGTGGAAGACACGACGATTACGTTCGCCAATCCGCCCCAACTGGGATGGGGGAACAACAAACTGTATGTCAGCGTCGACTGGACAGACCCGGACACGTCTGTTGTCACGCGCCGCACCCTCGTGTACGACCCGACGTTGGGAGAAGGCGGCGCATGGGTCATGTCGGATGTTGACGCTGGACCGATCCACGCCCACCGTCCCCCGAACTCGTCTTCGACGGTGTTCGGCGGATGCGTAGCCAACACGGGTGTCGTCATCGACATGGAAGACGAACAGAAACGCGACACCGACCGGTACATCGACGCCACGGAAGTCCACATCTCCTCCCACTTCGTAACACGATGGGTTTCAGGCAAGAACCCCATCGTCAAGAAACGGTGGGGTCGCCCCCGGGCGGTGCTGTCGGCCGAATCCACCTTGAGTCTCCCCATCCTGCTCTACAAGGACTACGACAAGTCGGCCCAGACGAACAGTTTCACTGTTTCGATTCTAGGGAAGACGTCCACGTCGGTGTGGGGTACGGCGAAGTGGGACGACGCCGACGAGTCGTCGCCGTACTGGGCGAGATGGGATTCCATCGGCCGTGATTTGACGGCCGATGTCAAGAATCTCCCCACACTTGGGACAGCACGGTCTGTAAGTATGAAGGTGAACGGTCCCACAACGAATCACCATTGGGAAATGAACGCCCTAGCGTTCACCTACACGCCAAGGAGACTACGCTAGATGGCTACCCTCGCAGTCACTAACACTTTCGTCGCAGGCAACACGATTGTTGCAGCGGACATGAACGAAAACTTTGACGACATCGAAGCGTTCGTCAACACCACACCCGGTGTCGTCCAAGTCGACATCGTGGACGCCAAGGGCGACATTGTTGCCGCTACGGGCGCTGACGCTGTGTCTCGTCTGGCCGTAGGTACCAACACTTACGTCCTGACTGCCGATTCGACGGAAGCGACGGGTCTGATCTGGGCTGCGCCTACGACCGGTGACATCACCGGGCTGACGGCTGGCACGAACATCGACATTTCTTCGGCAACAGGGCCGGTGCCGACGATTGACCTTGCCGTTGATGCCGCTCTTGTAACGGGGGTTGATGGGACCGGGGTGGATGTCACGTTCCATAGCAACACCGCTGGTGACAACATGCTGTGGGACGCATCCGATGAGAAACTGGTTATCACCGGTACTAACGGGCAGAACTCGTTGGAGGTTGCCGACGGTGATGTTGCGATTACCGACAATCTGACGGTGACCGGGAACCTGACGGTTACCGGCACGACCACCAACCATCTGAATATCCCAGCAGCAAATGGCGATGCGGCCATTGCTCCCGCTCTCGGGGATGAGAATAAGTATGTGATGAC